AGACCATGCTTAGAGGTTCGGTCATAGCGCGACAGACACGTTGCGTTCCGCCCGGTTGGTACGCCAGCCATGCTCTAAGTTATTCTATTCAAGAATGGGTCCATACATCAGCTAAGATGTAAACAAGCCAATTCGGCTTGTCAAGTCAATTCGACTTAGATACAGATAGTATCACGGCTTTAACGGACTGTTAAAACCTAAAATGAAGGGAAGGCATCCCTTCAAAGGCGTTCCGGAGAACGGGGTCATCCCGTTTGAAGAAACGATTCAGAACGAACATATCAAGTCCGTTTTTCAACTCCTTCACCGATTTGATGAAGTGAGGTTTTCCCGCGGGCTTAAGCCTCCCGCGGATGTCTTTCCAGACCTGTTTGTGTCTGGAGATGGCGACCTTCGTGTTGAAGGTCACCATTGATCTCCTGGAAGGTAATTTACCCTTCCACCACTGGAGAAAGTTGTAACGTCTGTTCAACTCATCGCCGAGAGTCAGCAGGCTGATCATGCCTGCCTGATTGAGATATCTCTCTTTCTCGGAACGCCCCTTGCCAACCAGGTGGGGAGGTAGGTCTTTAAAGACCTGATCAGCTGGAATAATCTCCAACTGATTTGCAATCGACCATACATCAATGGACGATGAATCCCAAACAAAGCCCTTGTTTGAGGACCTCCAGATCGATCCGAGCTGGAGGAGTGTCTCTAATACGTCCCCTTGCTCCAATTCGGAGTCAAAGAGGCGATAGAGCCAAGGCAGGTAACTTGCCATTCTCGGATCGTCAAGATCCGGATCCTTGCCGACCGCAAGGTCCAGTCCACCCATTATCCTGGGCCACTGGGGTAGGGCTTGAGTTAGCCCGACCGCTTCCCGAAAGTTACGGGACCAAAGGATAAGCTTTGCTCTTCCTTTCTTCCACTCCAGATCCGGAGGGGTGTATGCAATTTGCTTAGCTAGCATAGTTGCATGGCCATAGAACTGTGACGTTCCATTGCTTTTGACCTTCGCACGGCCTGTGAGAAGAGAACCCTTGATGGTATCAAGGAAAAGAAGATCCCCGAACTGGGAATCTTCCGGTATGTTTGTCCAATCATACCCTTCTGGGGGCTTCCAGAGATACTGCTCGCAGAACGTGGCAGTATCAGGAGATATAGCGTCAAGCTTGCTCCTTTTCATACCGAGATTGTCGGTACGACGCCTAAGGACCTTGGCAAAGATCCTTTTACACTTCAGGAGCACAAGGTCATCTCCGACCTGCTGCCCGAAGGGCCGCCTTACGTACACTTGGCGGTACACATCCTTGCTCGGATTGCGATCTGCAATCTCCGCGGATGTTTGATTCACCAAACTAAGCCAAACCAGGCTCAGGTGAATAAAAGAGATGGGATCTCCCATGAACTCGCCAGATGTCGTGTGAACGACGTCCGGGTGGTCCTTTGGGAGGTAATCCTCGAGCTTTAGCTGGCTCACATCCATATCCCTTGAACGGACCTTGTATAGGTCCTTGTAAACTTCCCAGATCGGGAAGCCCTCCATTACGAGATCAAGTAATTCATCCTGGGTATCCAGGACTTCGAAGCTCATCGAGTAGGTGGCTTCAGAGAGGTCAGCTGAGTAGTAGACCTCATCCTCGTCCAGTTCGGACAGGAATTTTTCGCGATTGTCGAGTAGACTTTCCATGCGGTTGCACCATTCGTCTTCCGCAGCCTCTTGCGCTTGCTTGCGCTTGAGCTTTCGCTCCTCCGATTTGGAGGTGTAAGTGA